AATTATAAAAGAAACTTTAAATTTAAGCTGGACTCTTGTTGGTTTGGTAATTGCAACACTAACATTAACAGGAACCGCACAACAAGTTACAGGATTAGCAACAGTTACTACTCTAGTTATATGGTTGCTTACTATGAATTTTAGAAAAGATAAACCAGAAAATAATAAGAGAAAGGTTAGTAGATAATGGATTGTTGTGGTAACGGTTGTTGCGGAGGAAAGTAATGTGCATGGTTACAACTAAAGAAGATGGATCATTTGTACAAATATGTAATTGTTTACACGGTAGTCAACATTGCCAGGAAATAAAATGAAATTACAAGTATTGAGATTTAGTTCAGAACCAGATAGTACATCAGGTATATTAATGGATGTTACTAATGCTATGAATAAAAAGTTTTTAGCATACACAATAGAAGATGAGTATAGAGAGGACAAGATCAGAGGTGAAACGAGAATACCTGCTGGTACTTATCCAGTTGTGTTAAGAGCAGAGGGTGGATTTTATTCACGTTATGTTAAATCTTATGGAGAAGAGTTTCATGGTGCAGGTATGCTGTGGATTAAAGACGTACCTGGATTTGAGTGGATCTTAATCCATAAAGGTAATGACGAATCAGCGACCATGGGTTGTTTAATTTTAGGAAATTCACAAGAGAGCAACATTGTGAAACCAAAGGGTTGGGTAGGAAGTTCAGGTTCTAATTACGCAACTACCTATCCTTATATAAGAGATGCATTAGTTAAAGGAGAGAAAGTAACAATACAATATGTTGATTATGATACTCAAGCTAATCCATTTACTAAGTTAAAAAGAAAAGCTAAAGCACCAGCAAAAAAAGTTACTAAAGTATATGAACCAAGGAAAGGATGGTGGAATTAATGCCTAACATGCCAGGTAAAAAGAAGAAAAGATATTCTTCAAAGCGCAAAAAAAAAGCAACTAAATACTAGGAATTATATAATTATAAAATGTCCTAGTTGTGATCGTCCTTTAATTTATAAAGGTAATAATTTTGTGTGCTTAAACAGAGAGTGTAGGCATTTTAATAAAAACCAATTTAATACAAATAAAAGATAGAAATGTCGTATATGTATAGTATAATTTTAGTATGAGTTTATTTGAAAAAAGTAAAAGAGCAAGAAACCAGGACGGTACGTTTAAGAAAGACGTATGGTGGACTCCATGGTCAGACACATGGGAGTATAAATTGAGCGAAGAACTCAAAGATATGTTAGAGCGAACCTTTTGGACATTCGTTGAAGCATTTCTCGGAGCGTTAGTCGTAGCACCATTAGCTGGAGTTGAGGCAGAGACACTTCAACTTGCAGCATTAGCTGGTGGTGGAGCTGCATTAGCAGTTGTTAAGACATACGCTAAAAAACAAATAACAAAATAATTACTTGAGAAAGGTGGTTTCTATTGAGTAGTAAGAAATCTCAAAGTAAGTTACAGGAACTTACTAAGAGTCAGCAGGACGTATCACACAATACTAAAGCTCCAATACCTACTCATCCGCAAGGATGGGAACCAGGTGTTAGCTTTACACATGGTAATAAAAAAGGAACTATAACTTCCAGACCAACTACTAATGCAAGTCCTAAGTTTGAGGACTTGTTAAGAGACTGGGGATTCGATCCTAATCATTACACAATATTAGAAAATACTTTGCAAGTCAGGACCTGGGATATGAATATGGGTTCAGGAAATGTGCAACAAGCATGGTATTATCGTGCAACTATTGTTGCTAATGATTTAGCTTTATCAGATAAAGATTATGACAGACTCTTAAGTTGGATAAAGTCTCACAAAAGAAAACCAAAACCAAAAGTTACAAGACCTAACAGATCTTTTTTTGTAGCCATATCTGATTTACAATTAGGTAAACGTGATGGCGGTGGGACAGAAGCTATCATAGAAAGATTCTTAGACAAAATAGATAAAGTAAAAGAACGATATGAATTTTTACGTAAAGCAGGCATGGAGTTTGATCAACTTACTATCGTAGGATTAGGTGATATTGTCGAGGGATGTTTAGGGTTTTATCCCGATCAAACTTTTTCAGTCGAATTAGATAATAGATCTCAAATAAAAGTAGCACGTAAGTTGATAGCTAAAGCCATAGTAGAGTGGTCTAAAGATTTTGATCTTGTAGTTGTCGGTGCAGTCCCAGGTAATCATGGAGCCAAACGAGTATCTAAAGGTGTAGCACCTACTGGTGAGATGGACAATTCAGACTTAGAAGTTTTTGAACAGCTTGGTGAAATCTTTGCACAGAACGAAACATACAATCATGTCAAATTTATTATTCCTGATGAGCCACATTTAACTTTTAATATATGCGGTACTGTTTGTAGTTTTACTCACGGTCATGCTATTGGTGGCGGGGGAGGTAAGCCAGAAGTTAAAGTTATGAATTGGTGGAAGAATCAAGCATTTGGTTGGCAACATCCAGGAGATTCTAAGTTGTTAATATCAGGTCATTACCATCATTACATACATAAAACAGATCCTCGTAGTTGGTTTCAAGTTCCTAGTTTAGATGAGTCTACATGGTTTAAACATCAAACAGGTAAGAGTACACAACAGGGTGTGTTTACATTAGTTATAGAGGAAACAGAAAGAGGGTATTCAAATGCAGAGGTCGTCTGATTTATTTGGAGATGAAGAACAATTAAAACAATGGTGTATAAATTTACATAACTCTTTAGGTGGATTTGAAGTTACTAAAACAATAACGTTATCAAAAAAAAATATGACAAAAGTAAAATCATTATGTGAACAATTTGTGTTGGAATGGAATACAAATATGCTTGCAGCAATTAAAAGTGCAGAGGAGGAAGAGTGAAAATAAAAATAATAGTTTCTAATGGTGGTGAATTTAAAGACATAGATTTTATAGATGCCCCTATGCACATACCTATGGATGTAGAAGTAGTACAAGAAGAAGAAGAATAATAATGGGTGGTTGGTTGCCATGTTTCAAATGTAATAATTATTTTCACACACACAATGGCGGTGCTTATATAAATGATGAAAGTTATTGTGAACGTTGTGCAAGCGAAATAGAAGCATATTGGGAAATGAAAGAAGAAGAATAATAATGCGTAAAGACGATTGGGTATATTTACAAGATGGTACAAAAGTACACGTTTCCTGGATTAATACAGAATTTGAGGAAGAATGACTACATGTAATGTTTGTAGTGCTGATATAGATTTAGATGCAGGAGATATAATTGGTTCATTTGGAATAAGTCCAGTTGCTTTTTGTGTGTGGTGCTACTCTTCCATGATAGATATGGTTAGACAAACTACAATGTGTAAGTGTGAAGAAGAATGATAAACAAAAAAAGTGATCTATTGCTAGACCACTTTTCTGTTCGTTTGTTATTGAGGTACGGAGGTACATCTTTGAAACGATATAAAATTATACCATACCTTTATTTAATACTTGCAATTTTTTTATTTTTTTTTAGAATAATATTATGAAGAAAAAACAAATATCAATAATGTTTACTGACACAAGTGTAAGAGATTACATTGTAACTGCTGACAGTATAGAAGAATGTGAAAAAATATTTGATATGATTTGGTTGCACAAAGAACAAAGCATACAAGATTTATGTTTTCAATATAATGTAAATGCTAAAACAAAGTTATGGGTACACTACGAAATGAATGATAAAATCATAGCTTCGTATGATGATGAACCTATGAGGTTAGATACAAAGGAGGACGAATAATGGACGACAAAGTATATAAGAAGTTGACGGCACATTTTAAAGATGATGAAGTAAAGGCACCACCAACAGGTAAGTACGGAAAGTATGTACCACACCACTTAATTACTAAAAGATTAAATGATGTAGTGCCAGGAAAATGGAACTTTACAATGAAAAAAGAAATAAGAAATAAAGAGGGAGAACTTGAGGGTGTTGTAATGAGTCTATATATTGAGGGATTACAAGGACCTAATGATGAGGTTGGTGATGTAGATAGAAATGATAAACAGAATGGTAAAAGAACTGAATCAGAATTATTAAAGCTAGCATTTAGTGATGCTTTAAAACGGTGTGCCATGAGATACGGTATCGGGCTTCATTTGTGGACTGGATTACCTGAAGAAGAATTGTGGAGTATGTCGTCCGATTCAACAGCGAAGCAAGCAACTGAATTGGAGGAGGTAGAAACTAAATCTGTACCAGTTGCAGAGCAGACACAGACACCACCTCCTAATTCAGTAAATGCTCCAGGTAATCAATTAGAAAACACTAAAAAAATAATTGCGTACATAAAAAATACATTGTTATTTACTTATGGATTGGACAAAGAAGCTGAACAAAAAGTTATTAAACATTTAGTAGAGTTCGGTAAACAAAGAATGCTAAAGAATGATGTATCTGTAGAACAATTTTCTAGTAGTGAGATAGACACACTACTTGATAAAATTGCTTTGTATTTTGAAAAAAATGGAGAGCAAATAATTACAACACATACTGATGAACATTTATCTGCGTTGTCTGAAGCAGGTTTTGAAGCAGAAGTAATAGAACAGGAGAGTGATATGACAGAAATACCTGACGGTAAATGGAAAGAAGATCCAATGACAGAGGCACAAGCAAACTTTATGCTTAATACTTTGATACCAGAATGTATTGATGCAGGTCAAGATGCTTTCGCACAAGAAGCTAAGACAAAAGTTCAAGGCGGAGAGTTATCTAAAGGACAAGCATCTGATTTAATTACAAAGCTCAAAGAATCTAAAGCTAAGTAATTGGATTACAAAGAAATAATTCGTGGCATTTTATCTGATGGCAATTGGCATTGTATTAATTCTATTATCCTTGAGACAGGTACGTCAGCAAGAAATAGGATTAGTGAAATGAACATTGCCTCAGAAAAAGAAACAGGCAACAGAATTATTGATGGTGCGCCATGTGATATGGATGGTCATAATCACAGGTCCAGAGTATACAAGTACCGTAATGTACATCATGAAGAAAAAGAATACATGATGCAAACCTTTGATGATTTGATTGCGTTAGATTTATGAAAGACGTAATAAAATCTAAAGGTGCTATTGCAGTATACGATTTACTTGTGTCGTGCGCTATTTTAGAAAGTGCTACATCATTAAAAGAGATTGATCCTGGAGACAAAATTTCTTGGATTCCTGATAGTGGATTTGATAATGAAACTACATTTTTAATGAGTGATAATATGTTTGAGATACCTACAAGCGATTGTCCACATTGGGGTGGTATGCACATGGGATATGTAAACACTAAAGGTTATGGTACTTTAGAAATACTATTAGACTTTAATGATTTGTTTGTATTTAATTATACAAAGCAAGGTGTTCAGCTAGATTATGGTAGAGCATTTTATGATTCTATGAATGGTTGGTTAATGGAGACATCATCTATATTAAACAGTAGTAAGTCGTTAAAGAAAAAAAGAATGCAAATAAAGAAAGAGTATAAAGATAATACATACAAAAATGATATAAGTTTTTATACAAAATAAACACAAAGGCAGTCGGAAAGTATGAATGAACAAACCAAAACAACAGGGTACGAGGTTAGAAACTTTCGTAGCAAAATTGCTAGGAGGAGAAAGATTACCAGAGGGAGGTAAGTACGATAGAGGAGATGTGGTTTTTAAATGGAATGGCATTGAGTTCTTTGTTGAATGCAAAGCCAGACAATCCTTAAACGTAACAAGAGAACTAGCTAAAGCAATTAAAAAATCTAAATCAGATTTTACTGCACTTATATGGAAACGATTAGTTAAAACAGATAAAAACAAAAGACAACCAGACGGTGTACCTATTGTAGTATGTTTACCGTTAGAAACTTTTTGTGAAATAATTGAATCCAGGAAAGGGAATGAATTTTTTGACGAACCATTTTGGAAAACGGTACCTACCTCATGACATGTGTCGTGCGATAAATTTAAAACACATGTGTCGTGCGTGATATAGATAAACATATAGATATACAGGCGAGGAAGATCGCTTTACAATTACAATCATTGATGGCGGTAGTTGATTTTCAGTACAATAGGCATGAACCATGTTTGGTTTGTAATAGAAAGTTCATGCATCACTATGACGGACTGCCCTGTGAAGATGATGACAAGGTTAAAAAGAGAGCGGAGTTTAACAATCCAATAAACACAAAAGAAAAAGCGAGGAACTTCCTCGCTTAATCCTCAATAACATACGTTAATTATTCTCCGTACACATCCTTAAGTAAAGTTTGCCATGTACCTCCATTTTTGTAATGGTCGTGTATCGGTTTCATGTGTTCTTCATAACATGGTTTATGGTATGTTCCTCCATAGCTAGAGACATTTACTTCTCCTTTCATAAAGCTCGTACCATCCATGCAGTAATTACACCTCATTAATAATTCCACTCACAATAACCTTGCTCCTTTCTGATTGTATACAATCTAGTTTCTGCTATCGCTATTACGTCTATTAGGTGGTCCTCTGAATCACATTTTCTTAAGTGTTCAAAGACATCCCATGTATATAGTCTCATTCTTCCTCCTCTAGTTTATCCTCGTATTCGAATGTAGTTTTGTTTGTTGTATCAA